GATCGCCGTCGACGATCCCGAGGCGACCCGCAAGGCGAGGCGCAACTTGACCCGTGTCAGGCAGTCCGAGGCCTGGCGCCACAACCAGCTCACCGGCATGCAGCGTGATGCCGAGCAGGAGATGGAGCTGGCCTGGCGCGCCCACACCGGCGGCATGAAGGCAGCCGTGTCTAAATACAGCCCCCTCGGAGCGAAGGGCGACGGCGGCATCGAGATGGCGCTGGAGATCGAGCAAGCTTGGACGAAGTGGCGCAAGCGGGCAAAGCTATGGTCGGTGGCGCCGGCGGACCAGCGGCACATCGTGCCGGCCGTGGTGATCGACTGCCTGTCATCGCCTAAGACGCTGGCCGATATCGAGCGTGACCACCGCCTGAAGACCGGCGACGCGATGGCCTGCTATGCCAGGGGCCTCGATCTCTGGTGCGAACTGCGAGGCTGGAGCAACAACCGCGGCGTTATCGTCAAGGAGACGACGGCGATTCGCACATGGGTTGCGCAGTGATCAACCCCACACTACTTTTGAGCCCGTGGGGCAGGGAGAATTGATATGCTGAAGCTGCGAGTTGTCGCGATATTGGGGGCCGCCATTACCCTCGCGGGCTGTGGGACGCAAACTGCCGTAGTCAACCTCACCACGGATCAAGCCGTCGTCGACGCCATAGGCAACGACACCTCGATAATCGAGGCAACGGGCGAGCAGGCTTGCGCCATTCACGGGCGAGAGGCGCGGTGGGTCACCCAAGCCTGCGCCGACATCTATTGCATTCAAAGCCGCGTGCTGTTCGCCTGCGTGCCGCCGGCCGCCCCGTCCAAGACCTAGTTGACATTCGCAGAGACTTGAACGACTAATAGCGTATATCAGATTTCTGCGCCCGCACGGCACGCCCGCCGACGCGGGCGCATCCATGTCCAGCCTCCGGAGGCTCGCAGTGCCCGAGTGGTCTAAGGGCTCTGGTGCGCTATGGCTTCTGGCGACGGTCGCGCACGACCTGCTGAGCCGGGAGTCCGTGGGTTCGAATCCCACCTGCGATGCATCGAGGTCGGCATGCCCCGCATCCCCTTGCTGAAGTCCCGGGTGCCCCTGGCTGACTTGAGACGGGTGAAGCCGCCTCCGAAGGCGGCAGACGTCGAGCTGCAGACCGCAGATTGGCGCACGATGCGCGCTCGCGTGGTCCGCGAGGCAGGCGGCAAGTGCCAGTGGCCAGGCTGCGGGAAGGCTGAACGCCGGATGTTCGTCGACCACATCAAGGAGCGCAGAGACGGCGGTGCCGTGCTCGACCGTGCGAACTTGTGGTGCCTCTGCCCCCATCACCATTCGATGAAGACCCTCGAGGAGCGGGCGAAGCGGGCCGGAGTGAGGCCGCGAGGCTGACTGGTCGACCGCGCACCTGCGATGCTGCACCGCACAGGGGGTGGGTGCAATCTCTGGGCCGCGGGGAGCGGCGACCGCGCACGGGCACATCCGCAGAATTTTTCCCGGCTGGGTGTTACCACCGGTAACCGGACTGGAAACCAGTGAAATGGCCAAGGATAACAAGCCGGTAGACTGGGGTGGCATCGAGACGGATTTCTGCTCTGGCACCATGGGGGTCCGTGAGATCGCCCGCTGGTACGGAGTCTCGCATCCCGCCATCCTGAGACGGGCAAAGCGGGACGGCTGGGTCCGAAAATCACAGCACATCGAGCGCGAGCCTATCGAGCGGTCGGCGCTGGCCTCCAGCGCCGATCCATCGATCGTGCCGGACCGGGCGCGGGGCCTGGCCGGCCGGATGCTCGACGAACTCGATACCGTGACCGCGCATCACGGCGAGCTCGAGGAAATGATCTGCGTCGAAGAGAGCGACCCCCGTCGGCGGAACGCGCTGCTGAAGGCGCTATCTCTGGGCGAGCGGGCGATGACGCTGAAGAACATCAGCCAGACCTTGAAGACGCTCAACGAGGCGGCGGACGCCGGCGGCAAGAAGGCTCAGCGCCAGGCCAATGCCGAGAAGAGCGCGTCGGGCGGGAAGTTCGCCGCGCCGAGCGCTCCCAAGCTCGTGGTGAACAACGATTAGTCAATAGGCGGCCCACAGCATGGCAGCACGCAAGCGGTCGGCGGGAGGCGCGGAAGGAGACGGCGGCGGCCCGCTGACTTGGTCGACGGCATGCCCGGATTGGGAAAAGAGAATCACCGCCGGCCGATCTCTGGTCCCCTGCAAGCCGCTATTTCGGACCGAGGCGGAAGCTGCCCTAGAGGTATTCAAGGCCCTCCGCATGGTCGATGTGGCCGGGTCACCTGCTTTCGGCGACATCGCGGACGACTGGATCCTCGACTTCGTTGCGGCGGTCTTCGGTGCCTACGATGCCGACTCCGGCAAGCGGCTGATCCGCGAGTTCTTTCTGTCGGTCGCAAAAAAGAACGGGAAGAGCTCGCTCGCCGCAGGCGTCATGATGACGGCGCTGATCCGCAACTGGCGTCGATCGAACGAACTGCTGATCCTCGCACCGACAATCGAGGCGGCCCAGAACAGCTTCAAGCCCGCTGCCGACATGGTGCGTGCCGATCCGGAGCTGAACGCGGCCGACGAAGGCTTCCTGCACATCCAGGATCACCTCCGGACGATCACGCATCTGAAAACGAAGGCGACCCTGAAGGTGGTGGCAGCGGACAGCGCCACCGTGGTCGGCAAGAAGGCCGCCTTCATTCTGATCGACGAGCTTTGGGAGTTCGGCAAGCAGGTCAAGGCCGATGCGATGCTCCGCGAAGCCACGGGCGGTCTGGTCTCTCGGCCAGAGGGCTTCGTGATCTCGATCACCACGCAATCGGATGCGGCGCCGGCGGGCGTCTTCAAGGACAAGCTCGACTACGCCCGACAGGTGCGGGACGGCAAGATCAAGGACCGGAAGTTCCTGCCGGTCATCTACGAGTTCCCGAAGGGGATGGTGCAATCCGAGGCCTACCTCGATCCGACGAACTTCTATGTCACCAACCCGAACATCGGGCGCTCGGTCAGTGCGGAGTGGCTCGAGGACGAACTGCGCAAGGAGGTCGAGAAGGGGCCGGAGACGCGCAACGTCTTTCTTGCCAAGCATCTCAACATCGAGATCGGGATAAACCTTCTCTCCAACCGGTGGCCCGGGGCAGACTTCTGGAAGAAGGCCGAGGATCCCGAGTTGACACTGCAGGCTTTGCTGGAGTGCTGCGAAGTCATCATCGTCGGCATTGACGGCGGCGGCCTCGACGATCTCTTCGGGCTGACCGTGCTCGGCCGCTGCCGCGAGACCAAGCATTGGCTGTCGTGGTCGCGGGCCTGGTGCCACAAGGGTGTTCTGGAGCGACGCAAGTCAATCGCCTCGGTCCTTCGGGACTTCGAGAAAGCCGGCGAACTGACCATCGTCGATGACGAGTTGGACGACGTCTCCGCGATCATCGAGATCATTGACGACATCAAAAACCGAGGAATCCTCGGTGGCGTAGCCGTCGATCCCGCCGGCCTTACCGAGTTTGTCGACGCCCTCGCCGAGATCGGCCTCACCGTGGAGAGCAAACTGCTCTGGGGTGCTCCGCAGGGCTACGCCCTGATGAACGCGATCAAGGGCACGGAACGGAAACTGGCGAACGGCACGCTGAGGCACGCTCCATCGAAGCTGATGGAATGGTGCGTCGCGAACCTGAAGATCGAGCCGACGGCAACAGCGATTCGGGCGACGAAGCAGAATGCTGGCGACGCCAAGATCGATCCCGTCATGGCGATGTTCGATGCGGCCTGGCTGATGGGGACCAACCCCATGCCGCCCGCAAAGTCCTATCTGCAATCGAGCGGCCTTCTGGTCCTCTGAGGAGCACTCCATGATGAAGGCTCTCGCCATTGCGGCGCGTCGAGTCGCGGCCGCGGTGCCCAATCTCTTGCGCGATCTCGCCGGTCTGGCTGGTATCGGCGCCATCGCCTACGGCGCATGGATGATCTATCCGCCGGCCGGCTTCATCACGGGAGGTCTGCTGCTCGTCGTCGGCGCGTTGGCGCTGGCTCTTGCTCCCAAGGCGCCCTGATGAGCCGCGGCGGCCTGTTCGGGGCCATCGCATCGGGCCTCGGCCGGGTGCAGGGCAAGCTCACCGACGCCTCGGCCCTGACATGGGATCGCCTCCT